GCCACTGGCTCTTGGGGATGACGCGGGTCTGGGCAGTCTGTGCCATCGGCCCGACAGGGATCGCCAGCTTGCCGGTCTTGGTGCCGCCGGTCTCCTGAAGCGCCATAAACCGATCCCGCGACCAGACTTCGGCCATCAGCGTGCGTGGCTTGGCCGGCGTGACGCCAATGCCCCGGCTGATCCACGGGCGGCGCAGGTTGAAACGCTCGGGCAGACCGTCGCGCACCGCATCACGGGCATCGAACGCCGTGCGGGTCAGCGCCTTGGCAGCAGCATCCGGGATGCGCTTGGCTGCAACTTCCGAGAGGTACTCGGTCGCTTTGGCCACGTCGGCGGTGAGGTCAAGTTTCAGCATCGGCGGACTTCCGGCGACGAGGGCTTACAGGGGCCTCGGTAGCAGGTTCGGTAGCAATTCCTGCCTGCTGCGCTAGGATCTGTTCAGCAGTGGCAGCATCGACCTCGACTGCAAGTCCTGGAGCGAACGAGCGCGAGCCGCAGTCACCGGTGATGACCACCGGACGGGTGATGAGCAGTTTCATGGGGGATTCTCCAGCGCTGGGCGGGCAGGCGAACGCCAGGCCCAGAAACGATAACGCCCACCAAAGGTCTCCCCGGTGGGCGCATTTCTCAGCAGTACGGGATCACTGTACCTTGTGGTGTGACACGCTCCAAGAGTCTCCACGGTCCACGTTTTTGCATCTCACCGCACGAGCCCGTAATGCTTTGCTAATACCCCTAACGATGCGACAAGGATTCCCCTTGCTTCGTCTGCTCGCAGCGGCGATCCGTTCCAACCTTGCCGTAGCGCCCATTCGCGAACTGACATCCCAAGGCCAACTACGAACCACAGCGCTGCGCCGCCGGGGCTCGATGGTCCACCAATCACCTCCAGGGTTTTGCCGATGCGCCGCTGAGCGAATGCGCAGCGATCAGTCATGGAGTCGGGTGTGCGAGGGCCTTGATCAACTTTGATCAGTGACGGCGCCTTGATGCCCGAGAGCTGCGCTGCATAAAACTCCTCCTCAAACATACGGCCTGCATCGTGCATCTGGACGGTAATGGTTTGATTGCGAAGCATGATCGCCAGTGAGTCGACGCATCGGAAATGCTCGACCAATTGCTCCTCGTCATCCGATTCACGGACAAACTCGACGATCGAACCGTCAGGCCGCATAACGCAATCGCCCAGTCGTGGTTTATTTGATCTGACCTTTTTGCGCTTGCTCATTTGGGGTCTCCGCTCTTGTTCGACTCTTTGCGTTGCCCGTACATCCGCACCGCGATGGCGGTGAGGAACTCGCGGTCCCATGTGTCGCGAATCTCCTCGATCGGAATCACGACAACACCCTGTTTGTGCCAGGCAGCAGCACGCATAGTTGCGAGCTCCTCTGGACTGGCCGGAGATTGAGGAGTGATCTTTCCGAGGGTGCAGGGAATCGAAGGTGTGCTCATTCTCATGAATCACCCCCTTGCGCAATCGCCCAGTCCAGCAATGCCAGCGCGTCGGCGTGGTTGTCGTCGATAGGGTCGAGGCCGCGTGCCTTGACAGCAGCGATCATCTGCTCTTTGCTGGCGTTGCCCTTACTGGTGGCGTGTTTCTTGATCGTGCCAACCGGCACGCCTTGGTAAGGGATCTGGTGGTGCTCGCACCATGCAGTCAGGTGCGCCATGAATCCGCCATAAGCGTGTGCCGCATCAACCCCCGCATGTCGTCGCACTTCTTCGAAGTACACCGCGTCCATGCCATCGCAACACTGCTTGATTTCTGTGAGCCAGCGCTTAAACCGAAGGTAGCGCATACCACCTCCCTCAAAGCGCTGGGGTTTGAATGATTCCGATCCGCTGCTGACGACACCGGAGCGATCACGCAATGCCCATCCGGTCTGCGTACCCAGATCCAGTGCCAGGACCGATGGCTTGGATGGGGAGCGATACCCGGAGTCCGAGTGGCCAGTAAAGCCTCCACGTAGGGTAGAGGGATCCTCTGGTCCCTCTCCTACGTAGTAGGAGGGGGAGTTTTCGCCAACTTCAAATGGTCTGGAATCCCAGTGTTTACGCGGGGTTGAGCAAGTTGGCAATTTGGCAGCTCTGCCAACTTGCCAATCTGCCGACAACTCGCCAACACCTTGATTTGCAATGATTTGAAGTTGGCAGGCGTCTGCCAACTTGCCAACCTCGGTTGAAAACAGGGGTAAGTTGGCAAATGGTTTGCCAACTTGTCGATGCGTATTCATGCGGGCTCCTGGGTATCGTTAATGTCGTCTTGGTAAACCCACACTTCGGGGTTTTCGACCGGCAATGCGGCCCCCGATTGCGGGCATTTGTAATGGGTGGGAAGGACTGATCGGTTTTCGATCAGGACTTCGCCGGTCTGCGGATCGGGTGTTCCGATCGCCATCTGCAGGACCATGGCCTCCACGCACAGGTAGCCGAACTTGGTTCGAGCTGGCGGCAGGCCATAGTCCGCTGCGTTGCGGAAATATTTGAGATAGCCTTGGGTCGCGAGCGCCGAGAGACGATCGCGGATCGTGCGCTCACCGCCCAAGCCAGCCTTGCCTTCGAATCCCTCAGCAAACTGGTTGGCTGTGTAGCAACGACCTTGGGCTGCCTCGTCAAAGAGAATTTGGAGAATCACGTCGCGCTTGCGGCGGCGCTCTGCGTCCAAACGCTCACCGTAGTCCTTCATCACCAGCCGTTCGTTGGCATTGACCTCGCGCCATTCGCCATTGATCTTGTCGATGTTCCGTTGCGGTATGGCTGCCCCGTTGCGCAGTTCATAAATGAGCTGGCGAGTCGATCGTGTTTCATCAGGTCGAAACAGCAGCATGCCGGTCGAGTAGTAGCCGCGCAGGCTTCCCGCACCAGCCAGGGCCTGGAACGGGTCTTCCTCGAACTGCTTTTTGCCGAGCTTCTTGGTGTGGTGGGCAAGAATCATCCCCGCGTCGGGATTCACAGCCTGGCGAATCCGTTCCACTCTCTGGGACAGGAAGAACAGCATCGCGCCGTTGTCGTTCTCCCCACCGGCATCACCGCCGTCGAACACATTGCGGATGGGGTCAATGGCGATGATGTCGGGCGGTTCGCCGCCAAATGCGTTCGCGATCGCTGGGATCACTTGTGCCAGACCGGTGTCATCGAGCACCAGCCGTAACTGCGGTGTGGCCACAAAGTTGGTACGTGCCACCAGAATTTGATGGGGTGGCAGACGGACGTCCTTCACACGCTCGCGCAGGTAGTGGTATTGGACCTCCGCCTGCAGGTAAAACACCCGCAACGGTCGTGGTGGCTGCATTCCGAGGAACGCGGCACCCGCTGCCATGTGAGTCAGCCATGACAGTAGGAAGTCGCTCTTTCCAACCTTCGGCGCACCGCCGAAAACCAACAGGCCTGCAGGCGTAAGCACTCGCGGTGAGATCAGATCTGGTGGCAGCGGTGAACTGTCGTCAAGCAGTTCGCCGAGCGTGAATGTGGGCAGAGAGGGAGCCCCCGCCTTGACCACACGACGTTCTCCTTGGGCGATGAATGCCGCGCAGTCGAACCCTTCGTCCACAGCGTCTGCGGCGTCCCACTTGGCCGGCTTGTCGGTGGGCGGCACGAGGATAGCCACGGATGTGCTGCCCGCAGCCACGCAAGCGCGCGCTGCGCTCTCGGCGTAGTCCCAGCCGGGGGCGTCCCGATCCGGCCAGATGACCACCGATTTACCCGCCAAAGGATGCCAGTCGGTTTTATCGACGGGTGCCTTGGCGCCGTTCATCGCGGTGGTGGCCACAATGCCGCAAGCGATCAATGCAGCCGCACACTTCTCGCCTTCGACCAGGACGACCTCTCGGGCCTTCGAGATGACAGGGAGGTTGTAGAGTGGCCTGGGGTCGGGGGCGCGCCACATGCGGGCGCGCACATCCCAGGGGCGATACTCCTTGCCCGTTGGTGGGTCGTAGCGGTAGACGCAGGCGATCAATTCCCCCTCGGGCGACACATAGTCCCACTTGGCGGTGTAAGCGCCGAGCTCGTCTATCGGCACACTGCGAACTTTGCGGCGCATCGGCGTCGTAATCGGGGGGGCCATTCCAAGCCACTGACGGATCTCGCTAGCAACGCGTGGAAAGTCTGTACGTGCAGATCGGCCCTGCGAGCGCGCCCACAGATCGATGACATCACCGCCCTCGTCGGTGGAGAAGTCCTTCCACAGGCCGCGCCGTGTCCCGTCCAGCTCAACTACCAGGCTCTTGCCTGAGTTGCCATCCACATCTCCGACATAGAATTTTCCGGACCGGATGCGTCCCTGCGGAAACAGGTAGTGGAGGACAGCCTCAAGCCGGTCCAGCAGTCCTGAACGTAGAGCATCGGTGTCCGTGGCCAGTTCGTCGCGCTGCTCGGGGGCGTCATTAAAGTCGAGCCAGATGATGTTGTCGTTCATCATGTCGACCCCCAGCAGCGGTCCTGCCAAGGGCAGAACTTGCACTCGACATGCGTTGGCGTGGTCGCATGGCGCGGCAGTAGCTCCTGGCTCTCGCTTGCCGTAATGACCCGAACGGCGCGATCAGACATCCGCTGTGCCAGGCCGCCGTCAAACGGCACCAGCTCGAACCAGATCTCCTCGGAGTCCTTGTTGATGGCAGTAAACAACGCCGGGTTGGCTGAAATACCAGGGATGCTGGCTTCCATGTAGGCCTGGTAGATAGCCATCTGCGCGGCATAGACCGGCTTGGATTTGCTGACGCCGTGCTTGACCGTATCCCGCCAAGACTTGTCGTTCATGGTCTTGCATTCCCACAGCGCCGGATAGCTCATTTCAAGCTCTGCAGGGCCGCCGTTCAGCACGCCATCGACATGCCCTTGAATCCGACCGCCCGCGACGGAGAAGCCGAACTGACCGCCGTTAGCCTTTTGGGTGTACAGATCAAGTCCTGCCATGCGCAGCCAGCGGATGGCGAGATCTTCCAGGGCGTGTCCGACCTCGAAAATACGCAGCACGCGACCAGAAATCTCTCGACCCGGGTCGACAGGGGTTTGCAGATACTCGTATTGCAGCGCGCGCTCGCAAGCAACACCCAAGCGAGACGCACCGAGATAGTTGCGACGAGGTTGCTTGTCACGATCTGAGCTCAGCGCAGTGTCGATCAGCGCGCCGATCTGCTCATGGATCTTGGGGCGGTGATTGAAATCCAGCATCAGAACGGCACCCCCGTCGAAGCCGGTTTACCTTGGCGGGCAAGTCGCCCCTCAAGAAAGGCGCGATCCTTTTCTGCCATCCGCTCGTGCTCTACGCGCATGTGTTCCTGGTAGGCCGTCACGACCACGTCGATCAGCATCAGCACTTCGTCTTTGCTGTAGTCCGCCAGCGGTCGCTGCATGCCGATGGAGCCGACATACTCGCCAAGCGGCGCCAGGCAGGACGCCATAGCGGCGAGCTCCATGTCACTGGGATCGATCATGTGACCTCCCGTCTTTTCCATTAGTCGCGAAAAGGCGTTCTGGCAGCGCATGGAGCAGAACACCCAGCGGTCCGAGTAGCGTCGTGGATCGCTGCGCGGCAGGCGTGGATTGAAGTAGCCGAAGCCCTTGGCCTTTCGTGAGCAGACTGCACATTTCACGCGGCCTCCCGGTGGGCATCGTTGGCAGCCACCACGAGGCGCTGAATCGACGACTTGTTGAACTGGAAGGACAGCAGCGCCGAGGCCTGATAGCGCGTCATACCAAAGTCGGCACGCAGCGCCTGCGGCAAATACTGCAGTTGCTTCGCGGTCGGAGGTTCGTTCAGCCAGCGTCGGGTCTTGTGCGCGGAGTCCGCCGACTCCCGGTCGTTCAGCCAGTCATCGGCTTTGGCCATGCAAACCGTGCGCTCGCCAACGGCAAGCAAGCGGGGCTGCAGATCTTTTCCTCCGCCCACGGCGTGCCAGCGGCCGTTCAGGAAGAAGACGCCACCCCATGCGTTGAAGCCAGTTGCCATCAATGCGTCGTCGCAGCCGAACAGGTCGCACCAGCGGAAGTTGGAGCGCTTGAGCAGATCGATCTCGGTCATCACGAAATCGGCCAGCGCATCACCTTCTTCGGTGGTCTCGTTCTCCCAGACAAATCCGCACAGCGGGCATTCGCGGCAGCCGAGCGGGACAGTGGCTTCACAGGACGGGCAGTCTTTGGTGGGCGCTTCGCCGTGATGCTGGTGTCCGTCGAGATTGACGTCCTGTTCCAGAGATCCGTGCATCAAGGTCGCGGTGCCGAAGTCCAGGACCACGCAATCGGTCTTGATGACGCCTGGATGCTCCGCTTGGTCGATGGTGCGCAGGCCACGCCCGATCATCTGGGTCAGTGTCGATTTGTGCGAGCTGGGTCGCAGAAGCACCACGCAGGAGGTCGGCGTGAAGTCGTAGCCTTCGGTCAGCACAGCCACATTGACCACGACTTGCGCGCTGCCGGATTCGTACTCGGCTAGTCGTGCCTTTCGCTCTCCGTCGGAGAGCTCGCCATGCACGATCACGGCAGACACCCCGGCATCCTGAAAGGCCTGGCGCACACATTCGGCATGGGCGACGGTCGAGCAGAACACGATCGTCTTGCGGTCGCCGGCCTTCTCGCGCCAATGACGGATCACGGCATCGGTGATGGGCGTCTTGTTGAGAATCGCCTCGACTTCCGTCATGTCGAAGTCAGTGGCAGTGCGCCGGACCTGCGTCAACTGCTCCTGGGCGCCGACATCGATGACGAAGGTGCGGGGCGGCACGAGGTGACCGGACGCAATCAGCTCGCCCAGCGTGATTTGGTCCGCGACGTTACTGAAAACCTCTCGCAATCCCTTGCCGTCACTGCGGGCAGGTGTCGCCGTCACGCCGAAGATCTGGGCGCATGGATTCTTGTCCAGCACGCAGTCGATCACGCGCCTGTACGAGGCCGAGGCTGCGTGATGTGCTTCATCAATCACCAGCAGATCGAGGATCGGGATGGCAGCGAGATGGTTGTCGCGCGACAGCGTTTGCACCATCGCGAACGTGGCGCGCCCGGACCAGGATTTGTCCTTGGCATCGAACACGGAGGTGCTGACGCCCGGATTCACCCGTGCAAACTTGGATAGGTTTTGGCTGGTCAGTTCATCGCGATGAGCGAGTATGCAGGCCTTGGCATCTGGCTCGGCCAACAAGCTGCCGGTCACCGCCGACAGCATGATGGTCTTGCCCGACCCCGTCGGTGCGACGGCCAGTGTGTTTCCGTGTTCATCGAGCGCAGACAAGGTGCGTTCGACCAACAGTGATTGGCGGGGACGGAGCATCATGAGCGTGCCCCTCCGTTACTGAGCCCAGCTCGGACGGCCCGGAATCGGGGCGCGGCCGGTGGCTTGGGCATAGGCGTTGGGAGTACTGGCTGTCGATGCGGTCTGAGCGGTGCCGCCCATCAGCGCTGCGTAATCCTTGTGGTCAGGCGTGATCGCAGACTTGATGACGCACTTGTCCTGGCCGTTCTGGTCCTTGTCCCAGTCGACTTTGCCGAGGAACTCGATGCCGTCCAGATCAGAAAATCCGCTGATACGGCGTGCATTCTGTGCTGCGGGGCTGCTGTCACCGGGATGAACGCCACGAGCCGAATTGAGAATCGCCTTGACGAAGGTGCGGCCCATATTGGCCCACTCAGGGCCTTTGGGACTGTGCAGACCAATGAGCGACCACATCTTGCGCCTTGCGAATTCGCCTTCCATCACGACGAACTCGCAGTTCAGGTACACCGATCCGGTGTTGTCATTACGCGTGGCGTAGCCGCCAGTCCAGCCCTGCGATGCGTCATCGAAGCCACCCGGCTTGACGGTCATGCGGACACGCACCAGCGTGCCCTTGGGGATCAGGTCGAAGGAGGTTTGTTCGGACGCGGAATTGAAATCGAAATAGGTCATGATCAGGACTCCTGAGTTGAAATGGATTCGGGGATGGAGGCGGGCGCAGGACGCGCGAAATCGAGCCGCTCTGCAGCGGGCTTGGCAGGACCGGCGATCTTTTCCATCAGGCGGCCAAGGTGTGGCTCCTCAATCGGATCGAGCCGTCCGGAGCGGTCTTTGGCCGGGAAACACCAAGCGTTCAGCGTGTGGCAAACAAAGGCGCGGTAGCTGGTGCCGTCGTCAGCCTTCAGTTCTGCGAGAGTGACGACTTCGTCGACGATGCCTGGCAACTCAAGGCCAGTTTTGGAGCCATCAATCTGCAGCGAAAAAACGCGCCGATTGAAATCGTCCAAGGCCTCATTGAGAATGCCGACGAACCACACGTTCTTGCCGCGTGTGTGCTGCAAATGGGTGAGCCAGCCGATCATTTCTTGGCCCATCAGCCCATACGCACCACGACTGTCAGGCTTGCCAGTCTTCTCCGAATACGCCTGTGGCTGCCCTTTGCACCACTGCAGGCATAAGCGTCCGGCCACGGTGATGGAGTCAACGAATACGGTGTCGTACTTGTCCAGCGCCGCCGGGGCGCCGAAGCTTGCGCACACGGCATCGAAGTGGGCTTGACTGTAAGGCTGGTCGTCGCGCAATGCTGGGTTCGGGCCGCCGATGAAAACGGCGAAATCGCGACACTCCTGCCAAGTTCGGGGACGGATCGTGTCCCCAGCCCAGCCCTCTACGGCCAGATCCCCGGCCTCGAGATCAAAGAACAACGTAGCCGTCGGTTTCAGAGTCCAGAGTTGCGATGTTTTTCCGATGCCACTCTTGCCGACGAGAACACCTTTGACGCCACGGCGCTCGGCCAGGCGCTGGTCTGCGGTAATGATGGGGAGACTCATTTCACGACCTCCTTGGTGCTGAGGTCGATGAATGCGTCTGCGACGGTGGTCACACCCAGCGCGCCACGGTTGCGGGCCATTTCGTAAAGGTCACGCAAACCACTCAGACGGCGGTGGATCAGTCGTGATTCAGACTCAAGGCCTTGGATCGCGAAGGCCACGTCATCAATAGTGGCGTCTTCAAGGCGGCGCACCACCTCATCAGGGCGGCTGCCATCCAAGGCCGGGATGCGGATGGTTTCCGGCAGATCACGGAGATACATCTCAGGCTGTTTGCGCAGCAGATCGAGTAGCGTAGGTTTCGTTTGCATGGTGATTACTCCTGAACCAGCGCGAGACGAAAGCTCGGCTTGCCGGTCTTGACGGTGCGTGCGGGGACGAACGGGGCTTTGAAGGCTTCGGGCCACGCGTTGAACTTGGTTTCCGAGATCCGATAGCTGACTTCCACGTATTCGGATGGGTCGTCGCCATTGGCGGCAATGCGTCGTGTAATCTCGGCGAGCCGTGTCTGGTCCCAATCGACTTTCTTGGGCAGGTCGGCAGTGATGCGGACGCGCCCGTCGTCAAAATGAACGACGCCGGTGTCCTTGTTCGCAGCCAAGCGCAGCTGGTGGGCTCGGTCTGCGTACTTGAGATCCAGTGCGCGATCGATGTGCTCACTGATGGCCTTGGCAACAGCCAGGAGGTCAGCGGCGTCGTTCTTGAGCTGGAACAGTGACTCGCTGGCGAGTGCAGCAAGATCGCCTGCCGGTGTGGCCAGGACTTCTTCGGGGGATTTGCGGATCACAGCGCACCTCCTGCATTGACGCGTTCAGAGGTGCTCTTGCGCAGGCTGTCGGCCTCGTAGGCTTCGATGTCTTCGATGCGATACAAGACGCGGCCCTGCAGCTTTAGAAATACGGGGCCGATGCCTTCACAGCGCCAGCGCTCGAGACAGGCTTCGCTGATACCCCAGCGACTAGCCAGTTCGACTTGATTCAGGTGTTTGACACTCACGATGCACTCCTTTTGGTTGTTGCGAATTCGTGAAGTCAGTTTCGAATTGGGCCTGTACGGGCGTCCGCCACCGCCATGTGCGGGCGGATGTACGGGCACGGAGATTTCGAGGAATTGCGAGGACCAGAAAGCAAAAAACCGCCCGAAGGCGGTTGTGCAAACTCATGAATACTCGTGCGAGGTCACTCCAACTGGATGCCATATCCATCGCCGTCATGCACGATGTAATCGGCCCACTGCGTGTTGCCGCTAAAGATGCTCGCGACCCGTTTGCCGCTCGCTGCCGCGCGTGATCCGTGTGCAGCGACCAGAATGTCTCCGGCTGAGACGCGATGACGTTCCTTGTGGAACTGCTCCACCAGATATTTCACCACTGCGATTTGCTTGGTGCCAGTGATCGTCCAAGGTGCAATCGAACGTGTGGTGATGTGCAGGGTGTTGGTGGTTTCATCGAATCGCACCGCAGGCGTGTGATCAGCTGTTTCCCCTGGAGCGGCGATCAACAGACGACGGATTAGATCGGTGTCGACTACTGGGGCTGGGCTGTGTGGCGTAAACACACTGGCCAATGACATGACCCGGTAGTTTCTGGGAGCCTGAATCATTGCAGGCAAGGCAGACCCAGTGGTGAAGATGATGCCGGTATCAGGCAGAGTCGATTGCTGGAAATGCTGGAATATCGTTTCAACATGAGTCGCCAGCCCTCGGGTCAGCCAAACATCGGTGTGGAGCAGGCCGATGCGCATCTTCCCAAGGTGCCAGAGCGTACCGTCGATGGCAGCGGTGTTGATACCGCGTCGCAGTGCCTGCGGTATATCCATAAGGTCTGCCAGATAGTTCAGCAGCTTCGTCGCTGTCACTGAGCGAACGACAGCGGCGTCGGCGGAGATGTGCTTTACGCGAAAGGTTTCTGGGTAACGGTAGCGATATCGATTTGGATCGGCATCCTCCTCAATTTCCACCATGACCTGCTGGTCGCCACAAGGCGTCGGATAGCTCCCGGCATAGCCAATGCACTCGGACCAGGCAGAAAGATCATGGTCAGACAACGAGGTTTTGCCTGCTAGCCCGGACTATTCATGAACGAACCAATTCACGTATC